CGTAGGTCCCCGGCTATTCGGCTACGCAAACATGGACGTTTGGCAAAGGCCATAGAAGCGGTTGCTTTGGGATGTGGGGAGCCCCGGGGGGGGGCTCCGAAGTCCTACCCTAGCTTCGCGCGGAAATGGCTGGATGCGGTCCATGGGAGCGGGGCAAAGGTGTTGAGCGAGCACCGAGTCGTAGAGAACAAGAGGGTTCTCAAAACGGAAGGGGGTGAGAGGGTCGAGGAGGTGTTCAAGGACACCTGCCTCGAGGTAGAGGGCTCAAGCGGGTCTGTTGTGATGGTGTCTCTGGCTTTGTATGCCAGGTTGGTAGCCTACACCACACTCAGACCACGCGTCAAGCACCTTATACCCATTTTGAGGTCCAAAGCTCGGCAGTATGCTGCTGAGCTCAAGTTCTCAGCGGAGTACGTAGCTGTCGTCCTAGGAGGCAGCGTCGTACTGGCCATGTTGGTTGGCCAGACCGAGCTTTCTGCTTGGGCAATGCTGGGTGGACCTGATGGGCATAGGGCCGAGTCCTTCTCTCAAGCCCTGGAGCTGGGTGATGTTCCCACCGTCGTCGAGGAGACTGGAGAGACTCTCGACGAGTTAAGCGGTGAGGAGCTAGCCTATGGCTTCCCGTTCAATCTCGCTTGGGGGAGGACGCTTGCCGGACCCTTTTAGGAGGGCTTCGTGTCTAACACTGCGGTTGGTATCTGTTACGGGCCTTCTGATTCGTTACCGTTAAGAGCAGATGCCGACCTGTCGGTGCGTGATTTGGACACTGAGCTCACCTGTGGTCCTGAAGGCAGGCGTAGGATGTACCGGGTCTTTGTGCCCGCGGTGGATGGAGTTTGGGCCCCCGCTGTTCATTCCAATTGTCAGCATAATGAATTGGCGGCCTTGAGGCTCAGGACCATGGGACCAACACCTGAAGAGGTGCCGATGAGCTTGGAATTATTGGCCAGGCTCAAAGGGCTGCGGGGTTTGGCGCGTTCAGCGAACCTCACGGCTTGGACGCTCGAGCGAACGGCTGCTTCGTATAAGGGCCGTCTGGGTAGGAGGTACAAGGAGGCATTGGTTTCCTTGGAGGACGAGGGTTTGGGATCTAATGATGCGGTGTTGACGGCCTTCCTGAAAGGGGAGAAGTTCAACCCTTCGCTGAAGATCTCTAAGCCGCGGCTCATATGCCCTAGGAGCCCGCGGTATAACCTCGTCCTAGCCTCCTACCTTAAACCGTTCGAGCACATGTTGTGGCGCAGATGGCGTTATGCGCGCAACTGTCCCAGGACCAGAGTCTCTGCCAAAGGGCTCAACGGCAGGAGCAGGGCTCGGCTTATAGCCGAGAAGATGAGAATGGTGGGGGACTGTGTTGTTCTTGAGGTTGATGGTAAGGCTTTCGAGGCTCATGTGGGGCGGGACCAGCTCCTTGCCGAACATAGTGTTTATAAAGCCGCTTGGCCAAAAGATTCAACGCTGAACTGGGCGCTCTCGAAACAGCTTGAGCTGTCGGGCAGCACTAGCCGAGGTGTGGACTTCTTCAGGGAAGGATGCCGCGCGAGTGGTGACTTCAACACGGGTTTGGGTAACACCATGCTCATGGGGTTGTTTGTCATAACCGCGGTTGAAAATCTTCTGCAGGGGACCAGTGCCAAGGCTTCTGTGCTGGCCGATGGTGATAATTGTCTTCTGTTTGTGGAGCGTTCATATGAGGCGTTGTTTCGCGAGCGGTTTGCGGACACTGTGTCTGGCCTTTGCTCCCATGAGCTTACGGTAGAGAAGCCTGTTTCGATTCTTGAACGTGTTGTGTTTGGGCAAAGCCGACCCTGTATGACAGGAGCAGGGTTGGTGATGGTGCGGGATATTTATAAAACCCTTTCGGGGGCCTTCTGTGGTTATCGCCATTATGGCGATCGATCATTTGGCCCTCGTTTGGTCCGCGCCGTCGCCCAGGCCGAACTCAGTCTATGTAGAGGTGTACCGGTACTTCAGCCGTTTTTCGAGGCAGTTGTGAAGTGCACCTCTAAGTACAAGGCCCTTAAGGATCCCACCTTTTTCCTTGAGGGCCACTTGCTCCATGTCGTTGACCGAGGCCATGTACCTATAGTGGCTGAGGCTAGACAGAGTTTTTCGCGGGGATGGGATATCGGTGCGGAGGACCAGGTGCACCTGGAGCAACGGCTCGTTAACCTAGTGGAGAAAAACCTATGTCATGTTCTGGACAATGGTTTGTGGCTCGGAACCGTGGTCGGGTCGGACCATGGTGCACTAGGGGATCGTGAACCGGGCGACATGGAACACCTTTTCCTTGAAGGCCCTGGGGGTCTCTAGGATTAAGGTCCTCCTGCGGGTAGGGAGGCAACCCGGCCCTGTTGGAAGGGCCGGCGGGAGGCTCGGTGGAGATAGGGCAGCAAAAGTGACAGCTCACGGGACCGGTGTAGCGGCCGGGAGAACATGCTATGTTCAGGTGATGTCTCCAATGTCGGGATAAGCGGTTTGGGAACCCGTGAATATTCCTTCTTCGGAAGGGCCCGACCTCTTGGTTGCTGCTTCGAAACACGCCATCTGGATATGGCGGTGTGGCATTAGGGGGGTAAACAAGGTGAGTACACCAACTGGGGGAAAAGGTGAGTCTGCAGGCCTACGTCTATCAGTGCGGTCCTGGTAACCGCATTGGTTCCCGAGATAGTACAGGGTGACAAGACGCGTCCAGTCCGGGGGGGGAAAGGGAATTGCCAAGCCTATAACTAGCCGTTGCAAGGTTCAAGACGGGCCCCGTAGGGTCTAAGCCCTCACGGTCCCGCCTTTCCTCGCCTTAACACAGGCACTTTGGTAGCCCTATTATAACCCGCCGGACGGCCCAGTGGACATAACCGCTCCGTGGATTCGGCGTGCACTCTACGGACTTGCACGTTGCTTCCTCGGGGCCTTCCCCCAGCTGGAACTGGGTAGACGACTGGAGCCAGGTTCACATGTAGCCTGGCGCAGATTTCGTTCCAGGACCATTCCACCTCGGTGTTCCCCCGACGGTCTCGCCGGCTGACAAGCGTGGTCTTCCGGGTTTTTCTTAAGGTTCTTCTGGATGGGCCTGTTCTCCGGGCTCGCATTCCAACTTCGTCCGATGTACGGGAAACAATCGGGCGTCGAGGTTTTGATCGGGTGAAGGTGCGTTCTGACCAAACAGCCTTGCCTACCGATCTAATTCCCGATTCCACAACTAGGCACTGTGGATTCGCGAGTCTTCGTTGCCTTTCTCGCGGAACCCCACGTCACGGGGCGTTTGCTCTGCCGACAGAGCCCCGGTGGTCGAATCTTGGAGCCCCGACCACTGGTTTACCGAACTCTTTTTGCGAGGTCTAGTACCTCGAGG